TGTGGCTATGGCATCACCAATAATCCCTGCACTTAAAGTTCCACTTAAAGATACATTGCCAGTAGAATCAGCAATACTAATCCCAGCAGTTCCGTCTTTTGCTTTTACAGAAGATACTTTTATTTCAGAACTCATGATGCCTCACATTTAAGAGCTTTAAGTTCATCAGTAGTTTTACAAGAATCTACACTTTTAGTTATATCTCTAAGTCGTTGCTTTTCTGCCACGATTGCTTTTGTATCACTACCCGATTCTTGTGCTTGCATAAACAAAACATCTTGTGCTTCAAGCAGGGGTTTTCGTTCCTGTCTCAGACGTTCCTTGGTGATTTTTTTTGCTTTATCAATATTAATAGTTAAATTATCACTAGCAATTACCCATGCGTTTTGAAATTCAGAATCTGGAAGTTCAGAATCATCCATTATTAAGTATTTAGAATTTTTATGTTTTGTTTTATTCAATGCCTCATCAAACGATATGCCTGAATTTTTCACATATCTAAAAACAAAAATAGAGTCATCATTTTTAAAAACTGCAATTTTCATTTTTTATGCTTTCTTTAAATTATTCAAAAACTGCAAAATAAAATTCTTGCGCTTGAAAACTAGCATCGCTCCCACTACTCGGTCCATGCATAGTCCTTACAAAAAAACCTGAAGCTGTTGGTGTCGTACCATAATCAATAAATACGTTTGAAATTCTTGCAATACTGTTATTGCTAGTTAAATGTCCTAAAACTATCGCATAGTTGGCTGTAGGAAGATTGGTCGTGAAAGTAATTTGATATTTAGAAGTATCGGTCAATGAAACTCCTGAAACATTGCCAGAATTTGTAGCTACTCCACCAGAGGATATGTGACCCCATGCTCGACAAGCATAAATCGGGGCTGATCCAGAAGCATTAATTGCAGATTTTATATCTACATCAGAACTTAAACTAACTGCACTAGATGATAAAGTAGCTAAAGTCTTAGTATCAGACTTATCTTTAATGCTATCTACAAATAATCCACTCATACGATCACCAATGTTCCATGTACTACCAGTGACCCTGCACTGGCTTCAATGTCGATTAGATTCCCCATGTTATTTCCATGCGTGGTGCATTTATATCTAAGTTGCGGAGCAGACGCAGCCACCACAATCGTAATAATTCCAGTAGATGATTGATTGTCAGTTACTCCAGTAGTGTATGCTGATCCTGTGCTTGCATTAATAAATGAGATTGGATGACTTGCGTATGCAGGGTTAGAAAAGTTGTAAGTTGACCCTTCTATCATCCTTAGTCTTGGGTTGTTGACTCCATCAATCACAAATATATTTACGCCATTAACTGAGCCTATTGTCACCGT